TGATAGGATTGATTTAGAATTTTTTGTAGATGCTGAAAAGTATATGACTATTCGCTTTTTTGAAAAGTGGATTGATGGAATCATGTTACAAGGTGAATCTGGTGGTGCTGATCCAATCAGTCAAGACTATGCATATCGGGTAAGATATAGTGATGATTATGTATCATCTTCTGGATTGAAAGTTAGAAAATTTGAAAGGGACCATTTAAGTAATATTGAATACACATTCGTAAATGCTTATCCATTTACAATTTCATCAATGCCTGTGTCATATGACTCATCATCACTTTTAAAATGCACAGTCTCATTCAGTTACTTGAGATATATTATTCAAGAAATTGGATCTCCTGCTGACGCACAACAATCTCCAGGATCAAAATCAACTCCCGCCCTTAATAAAGAAAGTCAACAACAATTTAGTACTTTTCTTGGATCACCACCACCAGGTTCACCTTTAAACTCAGATAATGATGTTATTAAAAGGGGTAGAGTTGGTGATCAGGTCACTAGATCATATGCAGCAGAACTTGATGCGTTTGCTAGAGGACAAATTTAAATTTAAAAAAACACAATAAATAATCATACTGAAAAAACTATAGGATATTATGCCTTTACCAAAAATTGTTGCACCAACTTATACACTTGAGTTGCCATCTACAGGACAAGAAATTAGTTATAGACCCTTTCTTGTAAAAGAAGAGAAAGTTTTGGTTATCGCTTTAGAAAGTGAAGATAATAAACAGATTACAAATGCAATTAAAACTGTAATTAAAAATTGTATTTCAACAAAGGGTATTAAAGTGGAAACACTGCCCACATTTGATATTGAATATCTTTTCCTTAATATTCGTGGTAAATCTGTTGGAGAAGAGATTGAAGTTAATGTTATCTGTCCAGATGATGAGGTCACTCAAGTTCCTGTGACTATTGACTTGGATGACATACAAGTTCAAAAGAGTGATGAACACACCAATAAAATCAAACTTGATAATACCTTAATGATGGAAATGAAGTATCCATCACTTGATGAGTTTATTAAAAATAACTTTGATTTTAATGATGAGAATTCCATGGATCAATCATTTAATTTAATTGCATCATGTGTTAATAATATTTTTAGTGAGGATGAAGTATGGGCAGCAGAAGATTGCACTAAGAAAGAAATTAAAGAATTTCTTGAACAGATGAACTCAGCGCAGTTTAAGGACATTGAAAAATTCTTTGAAACTATGCCTAAACTTTCACATACAATCAAGGTCACAAATCCAAATACCAAAGTTGAAAGTGACGTGGTGCTTGAGGGACTAGCAAGTTTTTTCGCGTAGCCCTCTCTCATATGAGTTTAGAGGGGTACTACCGTCTTAACTTTGCCTTGATGCAGTATCATAAATACTCATTAACGGAGATTGAGAATCTCATTCCATGGGAACGAGATATCTATGTTGGTTTGCTTCAACAACACCTAGAAGATGAAAAGTTAAAACAACAACAAGCGAACGCTAACAGGTAATGGCAGCTAAGACCCTAGATCCTATTGATATACTTCTAGAGTTAGGCATAGATCTTGAAGATCTATCCGAGCAGGATTATCTTAGTGCCTTGATGGAGGCAATAGCAACCATTGAATTTAGAACAAAAGGAAAGGGTGATGAAAGAAGTGCTGCCCTTAGAGAAGAAGTTATAAAGATTAGAAAAGGGAAGAAAAAACCACAGGCAAAGAAAACAAAGATATCTGCAGATTCATTAAAGTCTGCACCTAAACTGACAGGAAAGACTACAAAAGTAAGACCTCAAAAACTTTTACCTGGAACTGCTGAACCTCAAGTAGCAGAGGAGACTGGACCTGAGAAAGATTCTATTATAAAAATTTTAACTGACATTTCTGAGTCAGTCAAATCTATTCTGTATTCTTTAAATGCAAGTAATAATATATCAAAAAAACTTAGTGATGATGAGAGAAAAAGGCGAGAAAGCAAAAAAAGATCTGGTGCAGAGAGTAAATTAGAGGCAAAAAGATTTGAGGGATTAAAAAAACTAGGTGGTAAATTAATACAACCAGTCAAAGGACCACTTGAAAAGTTGTTTAATTTTATCAAAACAATTATATTAGGTAGAGTTTTGATGGGTATTCTTGATTGGTTAGGAAACCCAGAAAATCAAAAGAAACTTGGCAGTCTTATTAGATTTTTTAAGGACTGGTGGCCAACGATTGTTACTGCTGTACTACTATTTGGTACAGGACTAGGTGGACTTCTTAAATCTATCGTAGGCATTACATTTAAATTCATACCAAAACTTTTGGGATTACTTCCTGGTCTATTGAATTTTTTGAAATCTCCGATGGGAAGGATTGCTGGACTAGCAGCCGGTGCTCTAGGTGTAGCGGGTATATTGAGTGATGGTGGTGAGGATGACGTAGATTTAACAAAAGAAGATCCTGCATCAGCACAAACTCAAGGTGTAGAACCTGAACAAACTCCCGAACCTATGAGAGAAGGGGGAATGGTTCCGGGTAAAGGACCAAACAAAGACACCGTGCCTGCCATGTTGGCACCTGGTGAATTTGTTATGAGCAGAGGTGCCGTGCAAAAGTATGGAGCAGACACCATGGCATCGATGAACGCTGCTGGTGGCGGAACTAATCTTCCTAAGAGGATGAATGGTATAACTTATGCTGCTGGTGGTGGGATGATGGGTGTTGATGGTGAACCAAGACCAAGTGGACCTACTGGAGAGAAAGCAGATCACGTAAGAGAACCAGGACCAAACGGAGATTTAAATCCTGGTGACACTGCTGAGAGTAGATTGGGTGACTTGATGAAGTCAACAAATCCAGAGAAAATTGCTGCTTATGATGCTAAACATGGGCAGGGTGCATATCGATCAAAGTTAAAAGAAAAACTTAAAAAAATATATTCTACTCCATCTCCTTCTGGAGCAGTTGCACCAAAGTCCATGCCAAAACCAACTGGTAAAGTAGTTGGTAGAGAGAACTTACCTCCTGCAACTAGAGCATTACTTGAGAAGATGGATGTTCAAAGAGCGGGTGGAACTCAACCTGCCATGCAATACACAAAAGATGGTAAAAAAATATCTGCTGAAGAATTTAAGAGAGTCAAAGGAATGGTAGGTGCAGCGAAAGAGGGTGGAGCAAAAGGTGTGTTAAATCATATGATTTCTGGTGCAAAGGGCATGTTTGGGGGAATGTTTGGTAAAGCACAAGGTGCTGTAAATGACCCCAAGTCTTTCGTTGAATCGATGGGAGGAACTGTTGTAGATAGTAACAGTGCCGAACAAAACATGAAGAGGGTCATGGCTCTACCTCCTGAAATGAGGGAAGCAGTCCTTGCAGACATGAAGAGAAGTGGTAGTGAAGTTACTGAGTCCTCAGGTATTGATTTACCTGGCGCAACAGCAGATAGGCAATTGGTCAAAGTACAACCAGGCGAAAGTATTCTGCCAGTTGATACAGTTACTAAACTTGGAGGTCCAGAAGCAGTAGATAGGATAATTGCACAGACAGACAGCAATTCAACCCCTGCTAAATTGGGTATGAGATCAAAAGAAATGCCACAGGTTGAACCACCGATGCCATCACAACCACAAATTAATTTGATACCCATACCTTCATCAGGTAATAAAGGTTATAGTGATTCATCTGGATCTGATCTTCCTAATTTTGATGCAGGAACTGGTGATCCAAATAAAGCAAAACTTCTTGGAGTGGTTAGATAATGGCACTACCAATACTAGCAAAGGCAATTGGTGGAAGTTTAGTCAAGGGTGCTGCCAAAAAAGCAATTGGTGGAGGTAAGAAAAAAATAAGTCCAGAAATGATTGCACCTGGTGGTAAATCTAATGGTAGTGGTGGTGGTGCAATAGTCAAAGCAAAGGTGGTCTCTGTTCCATCCTCTGCACTTGTTCCGGTAGCGAAATCTCCTAATGTAAAAACAGGGACCGGTTCTGGTATTGTCGGCATTCTTGAAACAATAAGGGAAAACGTAAGACAGATTGATGATTTTTATAAAGGAACTCTTGCTGCAAAAAGAGAAGAAATAAAAAAAAGAAAAAAACAAGAGAGCGATGAGAGAAAAGCAGAGCAGGAAACAAAACTAGAGAAACCAAAGATTGATAAGAAACCCAAGAATATGAAGGGGTTAAAGATGCCAAAGACTGGTATTCTTGATGGTATCTTCAAATTTATCAGCACTGTTCTGTTGGGTATGTTGGTGATGAAACTGATTGATTTTGCAGATACTCTTGCAAAAACTGGTATATTGGAGACTCTTGGAAAGATAGGTGATTTTGTTTTAGATGT